ATTAATCAAATTGACAATGGTAAAGAAACTGCATTATATTGGGCATGTAAAAAAGGATTAGAAAAAGTAGCACTTGAATTAATACCTAACATGACTAATGAAGTAATTTGTCAAATTAGTGATAACACTAAAGAAACAGCATTAATATGGGCATGTTACAAAGGATTAGAAAAAGTAGCACTTGAATTAATACCTAAAATGTCTAATACTGCAATTAATCATGTTGCCTATAAACACACAGCATTGTTTTGGGCATGTGAAAAAGGATTAGAAAAAGTAGCACTTGAATTAATACCTAAAATGACTAATGACGCTATTAATCAAATTAGCTCTAATAAACACACAGCATTAATACGGGCATGTTACAACAGATTAGAAAAAGTAGCACTTGAATTAATACCTAAAATGACTAATGACGCTATTAATCAAATTGACAATAATAAAAAAACTGCATTATATTGGGCATGTGAAAAAGGATTAGAAAAAGTAGCACTTGAATTAATACCTAAAATGACTAATGACGCTATTAATCAAATTGACAATAGTAAAGGAACTGCATTATATTGGGCATGTGTAGAAGGATTAGAAAAAGTAGCACTTGAATTAATACCTAAAATGACTAATGACGCTATTAATCAAATTGACAATAGTAAAGGAACTGCATTATATTGGGCATGTTACAACAGATTAGAAAAAGTAGCACTTGAATTAATACCTAAAATGACTAATGACGCTATTAATCAAATTAGCCCCAATAAACACACAGCATTGTTTTGGGCATGTATAGAAGGATTAGAAAAAGCAGCACTTGAATTAATACCTAAAATGACTAATGACGCTATTAATCAAATTGATAAATATGATAGTACAGCATTGATAATAGCATGTAAAAATAATTTAGTTATGGTTGCATTAAATGTATTACCTAAAATGTTCAATGACACAATTAAACATCAAGATAATAGTAATAAATCAGCTTTATATTATGCTATTCAAAATAATATGACTAATGTTGTCAATAATATTAAATTAATTTTAAATATCAAAGATTAATTTAAGATATTTCACGATATGGACCATTGAATTAATTTATTTATGATACCATTGAATCATATCGTGGATAATAACGATATTTTTATAAAAAATTAATACAATTGTATTAATCAATTAAAATTACCAACCAATGATAAGACAACAGTATTTATATTAATTTCACACCATGACAAAATTGAATAAATTATAATATTATCTATGTAATTATACCATACAATGGTATCTAATAGTTATCATTGTATGGTATAATTACATAGATAATATTATAATTTATTCAATTTTGTCATGGTGTGGATCATAAAGAATTAACATTACATAGGTATATCTTAGTTCATTCAATAGCTTAATTCAATTGCATTGACAAAAAATTGATTATTGATAGTCATGAATCAAAGTACTTTATTATTTGGATATTTACGTAATGGTTATGAAAATTTAGCACTTGAATTGATACCTAAAATGTCTAATACTGCAATTAATCAAATTAGCTCCAATAAATACACAGCATTAATATCGGCATGTTACAAGGATTAGAAAAAATAGCACTTGAATTAATACCTAAAATGTCTAATACTGCAATTAATCAAATTAGCTCCAATAAATACACAGCATTGTTTTGGGCATGTTACAAAGGATTAGAAAAAGTAGCACTTGAATTAATACCTAAAATGACTAATGAAGTAATTAATCATGTTGATAATGATGGTTATACTTATTCAATTATATCATGTATATTTTCATCATCAACTATATTATTTGTTACACTTATACAATTTGTTATTTGTTCTAAACGTTCTAAATCTGTAACACCTTCTTCAATATCTTCAATATCTTCAATTTCATAATTTTTATTGTCTTTATTGTCTTTATTTTTTTTATTACTTTTGCTATTTTTACTACTTTTCAAAATATCAATTTTATTTATTTCATTTTTATTGTATTTTGTTTTTATCAATTTAATTTGTGTTAATAATGTATCTAATGTATTTCGATTCATTAAATAATAGAAATCAATTAGTTGTGATGCAGTATTGAGTGCAACACCTATCCATATTAAATTATAACTTTCTATACTAGAACCATATGTAGTAATAAACAAAGAACATATTTGTAGTAGTCTTGATAAATACATTGAGTATATGTTTATTGTATTTAATATAATATGTCTATTTATCATATCTTTAAGGTCATTTATCATATTTTTTTCAAATATTTCATTTATTTGTTGTGCTGTATCCAAATATTAATTTATAGTATAATTTATACATAAAATAATATTTTTTTTTATAATGAAATATATATATAATTGACATTCGTTTTATTATTTCTTTGTTTATTTGTCTATGTAAAAATGTTTAAATATTATACATTATAATGATGGTTATGATATAAGACAAACACAAAATTTTTACGACATTGTTACAAATAATGATACGATTGTTATTTTTAGTGGTGATACTTTATCACCATCTAGTATAAGTTTAAAATCTAACGGTAGTCATATAATTGAATTTATGAATTTAATAAATGTATAATATGCAACTATAGGTAATCATGAATTAGACTATGGTATTTAGAATTTTGAATTACAAATTTCTAAATCTAATACAAAATGGATTATTACAAATTTATTTTTGAATGATTCAAATAATGCAATATCATTTAAAAATACCATTAAATATGATATTGTGATTGATAATAATCAGGAAAAATATGGAATTATTGGTTTGGTTTCAAATTGGATTAAATCCACAACTATTCCAAATAATAAATTAATATATGAAAATATTAATAATTCTATTGTTAAAGCAGTTCAATATTTTAATACACTAAATATTACACAAATTATTGCTATAACTCATTGTGAACTAATCGATGATAATTTAATTGCTTTTTTTCCAGAAATAAAACTTATTTTAAGTGGTCATGATCATATATATTACAATAACAATAAAATAATAAAAAGTGGATATGATTTTAATGGATATAGTAAAATAATTTATGTCATAAGGTATTTTAGATTTCGTACTTGTGAATATGATTCATATGATGATTTTTATAAATTTATGGTAAATATTATGAATTATTATCGTAAAACCTATAAAAAATATTTTTACAAATTATTAAATCAATACAAAAGTAAATTACAAAAATTTAATAAAGCATGTAATGAAATAAATTTATATGATAAAAATTAAAAATTACCAACTAAGTTACAAACTATTGAGAAAAACATGGATAAATTATCTTTATTATTTTTCATATGTTATAATATATGAAAAATAAATTACACCGACCGGAAAGAAAAATGAGACAAAACGCAGTTATGATTTATATATCTTATAACTATGTTTCAAGTAATTTGTTAAATGTTCCTTTGTTATTTTTTTCTCTAAAATATTTGAAATTACCTTATAAATATCATCATAAGTATTTGGACTTTCTTTTTTGATATAATGTTTCAACTGACTAAAAAATTCTTCAATGGAATTGGTTTCAGGATAAGGAACTGAATAAATTAAATGATTATTATCATTTTCTATTGTTTCTCTTATTATTTTTGATTTATGTATTACAGCATTATCCATTATTACCAAATAATTCTTATATTTTTTATGTATGAATTCATCATAAAACTCTAATATATCTGTGGTTTTTACACCACCTTTCCTTTCAGGATATAATTTCCATCCTATTACTTTCTCCGCACTAATAGCACATAACAAATTATATCTTTTGTAAGGATATTTATTTGTCTTTTTTATTACTCTTGTTCCACTTTTACTTCTTCCGTAAGTTAAAGTCATATTCAAATAGATAGAAGTTTCATCCAAACAAAATGTTCTTTTATAATCAAGTTCGTTTAACTTTTTATAAAAATCTTCCAAATCTTGTTTTTCTTGACCTTCTTTCTTTTCAGGATAATATTTGCTTCTCAATCTTTTTCTTGTGAGATTATGTTTGTGTAAAATATTATAAATGCTTTTATCATTCAAACGAACCTTAAATTTTTCATCAACTAATTTAGATAATTCCCATAAAGTAGTAGTGTTATATTTTCTAATATAATCTTTTACAAATTTTTCAATTTCAGTAGTTATTTTTAGGTTATGATTTTTACGAGTTTTTCTGTTTAAGTTTCTCTTAGAGTGCTTTTTACATCACAGGAAAAAAACATTTTTTTATTTTTATATTTTTTTATTTTTATATTTTTTTATTTTTTTATTTTTTTATTTTTTTATATTTTTATATTTTTATAGAAAGTTTGTCTCATTTTTCTTTTTGGTAGGTGTAATAGTAAATAGAATGGATAATAATGTGATACACATTTAACATTATATTTGTCTCCTTTAAGGTAAAAATTATGGCGAACTGTTGCGAAAAACATGGACAAATATAGATAAAATTGTGTTTTTTGCAACAGTTTGTCCATTGGTTAATAATAAATAATTATTTTATAAAAATCCATTCTTATAAATGCTGAACATCTTGAGTTCCCTCTAAAACTCCAACTTTAAATAATAAAGAATTTTGTAATTTTTCATATCCCATATGTCTTAAATATGAATGACAACATTGATAATTTCTTTTTTTAACACCTGTTTCATCATATTCGCAAATACACTTATCTTTGGGCGTTTTAACATCATAATCAATAATATTTTTATAATTAACCTTAATATCATTACCTGCAGAAGACTGAAAATTTATTGTCATTTTAGTGATATTTCCTAATGTTCCATGATCATATACTTTTTCATGATGACTTGAATCTAAATAATAATAGTTATCATTAAAATAATCAGGAAATAAAATTGCAAATGCATTTCCTGTATATTGATCTGTTGCATATTCATAATTAGTATCTATTTCTTTAATATTCAATAATAAATATCTATCTTCTGATAATAAATTATCAATTAAAGTATACATATTTATATTATTTGTCATACTTAAAAATGTTGCATTTATCTCTGTTTTTGTTTTTTTTCCAGTTCTTTCATCAATCATTTCGGTTTTAATTGGACTATTTAATGGATCACATTCATCAAAAGTAGTTATTGTTGTTGTATTAGTTGATATTTGTGTTCCATTATTATCATAAATTGTGGTTTGTGTAGTTACTCTACATTGATAACTAAATTCGAATGTATTTTCAATAATATCATTAAAATTTTCATTTTTTGGACAAAATTTTATTCTATTATATGATTTATCTACTAATACAAAATAATTTGTTTCTATTTCAGTTCTTTCATAAAAAATTGCATTATTTTGATAATAATTTTGTTGAAGTTGATTTTCTAAATGATAATTGATTATTAGTTCATCTGTTATGTCATTATGTATTCCTATATCAATTTTTTGTTTAAAATATTCATCTAAATATATACAATATTTATTATTATATTTTGGTACTATTTGATGAATTTTATTTGATACGGATATTTCATAAAAATACAAATAATATGATATACTATTATATGTTATCTTTAATTTATATTTTTTATATAGACATACATCTTGATTAATATTTTTATTAACAAAAATGCTATAAAAAATATTTATGTCATTATTCGTTGATTTCAAAAATGCTGATTTTTTTAATACACAATATTTATTTGGTACAATAACACTACGTAAATTTATATATTTAATATTTTTAAATACTCTGGTAATATATGCATTTCGATTGTCTGCCGGATTAAATAACACTTTATAATTAAATGGATTTGGATACATTATACAATCACGATCAACTGAATTTATATTTATAATATATTCATTTATAACTTCCTTTACACCATTCACATTATTATCTATAAAATTATTCTTCTCTTTGTCTGTCAATTCATTTATCCGTCTTGGTTTCTGATATCTATTTCTATTAGAATCATATGTTTCATCCAATTCATCATTATGTGTTTTTTCAACATGCGATATTAAATTTGTTATCTGTTCATCTTCAAACGATCTAAACATTTTACTTATATCATCTTGTAATAAACTAATAGCGTCATATGAAAAACTAGGTAAATTATTTGGATATCTAACAGTATTAATATCTAACGGAGTCATAGTTCGATCACCTGAAACATATTCAGATATTTTAAATATATCATCTAAATTATCATCTAAATTATTATTATTATTATTATTATTATTATTATTATTTAATTGTGTACGATAATTAGTTTTATCATAATGGCCTTTGGGAATAAAATTTGGTGGGAAATTTGACATATAATTATATTTGATTTTATAAATAAAAAATTATCTAATTGTTTAAATTAATTCTTTATAAATTTAATCTATATTATCTATCATTTGATCTTCATTTATTACTTTAAAATAATATAATGCATACATTGATGCTAATTGTTCCGCTTTTTGTTTAGATGATGCTTTACCATTTGCAATTACATTTCCAATTTGATCCTTGACTCCCATTACATATAATCTTTTGTTGGAAGGGCCTTCTTTTTCTAATTCAATATATTGTGGATGCGACCATTTATTTTGATGATAAAATCTTAATAATCGATCTTTATAATTAGTATCTTTGTATAAAACTTCAGAATATTCTATTTCAGTTTCTAATATTATATATATAAATTGTCTACAAATTTCAAATCCAACATCTAAATATAATGCTCCAACAAATGCCTCAAAACAATCTTCTAATAATTTATCTGAACTTCTTCCATTATTGTCTTCAATTTGTTTTGAAATAATAATAAACTCATCTATACCTAAAATTTTTGCACATTTTGCCAAAGATTCTCTGTTTTCAATTTTAGTTTTTAATCGAGTCATAAAACCTTCGTCTTCATATCCATATCGAATAAAAAGATAACCAGAAATAACACATTTAATAACGGTATCACCTAAAAATTCTAATCTTTCATTAGGAAGTTCTAATAATTCGATAGTGTTAGATGGTTTTTGTTTAATATTTGTCATCATTTGATTTATATGCATATCATAATATTCTTTTTTAATGTATGATTTATGTGTTAATGCATTTACATAATAATTAATATTAACTGGTTCGACATCTAAATTAAATTTTTTGAACATATTTTTGATATCTGAAACAGTAATTAATTTATTATAATCATTATAAGGGTCAATAAATTCATCACTTATTAATTGATTTGGTGAATTTGATCTATTTTTATTTAATTCCATTGTAATATTATTTATAGTATATATGTACTTATATCTACTTATGATTTCAATTTTTTATTATTATTATTATTATATGATTGATAAAATATAAGTAAATATTATATTATAATAATATTTAAAATAATATAATGATACAATGAGAATTGCTAGTATGAAATGTTATATTCCAAATAATGAATTAATTTTGAAAAATTTAAAATATTGTAAATTAAAAAACAAATATCATTATTTTTTAATAATAAATAATATATATGCAATTAGTTATGTTCCTATTACTTTAAAATATGTAATTGATAAATATTATAATCAAGATATTAGAAAACCATTAGATAATATTAAAATTAATATATTTGATACAATGTATACTTTATTAGGATATTTTTTTATGTGTTTTTTTAAGTCTGTAATTGTAGATACATGGAAGATGTCAAATGAATATGAAATAATTGAAGAATATACATATGATTATACAGAAAAAAAAGATAAAATATTTATTGATAATATAATCGACAAAACAAAACAAAAATTTACACATTATAACATACTATTTTTTATTGGTATATTTTGTGTTGCAGATTGTATTGGATTTTCAAGATATATCATAAATAAATGTAAAAAAAAAAAATAAAAAAATTTACTAAATTAACCAAAAGAATTAAGAAATTAGATGTTAAACAGTGGTAATATAAATAAAAATATATTTAAAAATAAATGGTAAAATTTAATATTTTAGCCCAAAAAACACAATATTAAATCGATGCTC